ATCTGAAGGATACGCAGAAACAAACACTGCCGGTTTTAAAAATCCCTCATCTACTTCTGATGCAACTACGTTAAATCCGGCATCCGCAAGGATTTCCGCAGTTCGTGTCTGTATATCTTTTTCTGTAATCATCTGTCCTCCTACATTTGTATATCTTTTGTTATTTTATCAAGCAGTTTTTCTGCACCCGAGTTGAATTTTGCCTGTGCCTCCGACATTGATTTTTCAAGCATAAAATCACCTTGTACATATCCGCCGGATTTAATGCCTATTGCAGAACGCTGTACACGATTAAGTTTTCTGCCTCTTTCCCGAGTTCTGCCGCCGCTTACAATCTTGTGACCGAGTTCAACAAGATGTGCATGAGGTGCTGTTGACTGAACTCTCACTACTCTTACTTTACCGCCCTTATACAGTTTTACTTTTTTCGTTCTCCATGAGTTTCGGAGCTTCTTTGTCCTTACCGGTGTAAGTGATTTTGTTCTCTTATTTACAGCACGTCCTTCTGCCATAAGGAATGCGTCTGCCTGACTCGGATAATTCTTCTCGCATTGCTTCATAGCTTTTTCAAGTTCGTCAAATCCGAATACATCAATATTCCTTGCCATTTCGGTCTTTCTCTTTTGCAACAATCTGCAATTCCGTATTGTTTTCGCCTATGTTAAGAACAGAAACAATATCAAGAACCTTTAGTCCGAACATAACTTTCATATTCTCGGTTATATTCGGAAAATACCTTGTTGTAATTTTGTATGTGGTTTCTGCACGCAGTTTTTGTGACTCCTCATACTCACGTCCCGACATCGGAGAAACATTTGCCCATACGGCATACTCATTCAAAGAAAGCTGATGTGAATACAGCTGTCCGCCGCCTGCCGATTTCCATAATGCGTTGCCTTTGTTATCGGTCAGTACATACACAGAAGTTTCAGCGGCAGTAATGTCACCGCTTAACTTAGGTTTGAACGGAATCCACACAGGTACATTTTCATTCATTGAATTTAATCTTTTATCAAGCGGTTTCAAAAATATAGCCCGATGACGCAGTTTTGAAAAGTCCATTAAAATGCCACCTTTCTGTATGGTCTCAGCAACGTATAAAATATACTCGGTACGCCGTTTTTAGTTCCGTCACGCTGTTCAAAGAAATATCCTATACACACAAGCATAGCTTGTTTATAGCTTTCCGGCAGTTCATCAGGCATTGCAAGACGTGTATAATTTTCACACATTTCCCCTGCTAAGAGAATGAGTATTCGGAGATAGTCGCCCTCTGCGTCAGAATCCAAATGCAGATACTGTTTAACCTCTTCAATCGTCAGCATTTTCTTATTCCTCCGTTTTGGATTGCACTGTTTTAGATTTAGTGTCCCTTCTTGTTGTTTTTGTGTCCCTTACTTCTTCCGCAAATCCGCACTGAACCAAATCCTCGCCTATTTTCTTGTCAACATCAACAGTCTGACCTTCATAAAAACTGAAGGTCAGACCCGAGCATGAAGTTGTTATCTTTATTTTCATTTTACCCTCCTATTATTTCATCTGAACAGTCTTAACCGATTCAGGCAATATCAGCTTTCCGTCTAATCTTTGGAATACACGGAAACCGACTTGTCCGTTCTTTGCAAAAAGTTCATTCAATCTTTGGAACGAACGTCCTTGTCTGTCAGCCACCCAATAATATGATAAATCACCAAACAGCAATATCTTATTGCCGGACTCTATCTCAGGCATATATGCAGAAGTATGTATCGGACGGTTAAGAATTGTATCCGGCTGTCCCGCCTGCAGACCCGGCTGCCATAAATACTGACCGTTACTGTCTTTAAGTTTTCTTATAGCCTTTATTGTACTGTCGCTTGACATAAATACGGCATTCTTTCGATACGGTGTTCTAAGACCGTGATATAGGTCAATTATTTCATCTGTCGTAATTGCATTTGACGCAGCAGACGTAACCCCTACTTCAGCCGTATTTAACACACCTGTCGGTTTTCCTGTACCGTTGCCGTTGATAAATGCCAATTCCTCTGCCGCACCCATTCTTCTTGCAAATTCCGATGATATGTATGTTTCAAGATTAAATGCGGAGTCATTGAGCAGTTCTTCCGATACTTTTATAATCGTACTGAGCTTATGAGCTCCAAGCGATACCGTTCCGAACTCGTCATCACTTTCAGTATATTCCGAGCCTTCATCTGTCCACACAGCCTCACCGTGAGATGCAACTACCGGAATCTTTTTATCACCGTTTGCACTTGTTATGATTGTAGCTAATCCTCTCATAATGTTTTCATCGGCAAGTTTATCAATTAGAACTGCCTCGTATTCGTCCGGAACAAGATATCCGCCGTCACTGTCAGTACCGATCTGCAATGTATCATGCACCGAATATGACAGCTGATTATTCTTCATAAGCTTCCAAAATGCCTGCTTATATTCGTCACTTGCTCTGCCCGTTTTTATATTACCGTTCGTTTTAGGTGTTTCAAGAACGGGTGTATTAACCGGAGAATTCAATCTTTTTTCCATCTCTGCCTGACGTTCTAAAATATCTATCTCTTTGCCGAGAGCAACAATTTCACTCTCCATTTTTTCATATGTTTCTACGTCCTCTGCCGAAAGCATATCGTTTTCTCGTTTTGCATTATCAAGAAATTTCTTTGTCTTTTCCCATAACGCTGCTCTTTTTTGTCTTAAATCAGTTATTGACGCCATTTATATTACCCCCATTATTTCAATAAATTTAATCTTGTTTCAAACTGTTCTGACGGAATACAATACTTTGAATCTTCCGGCTTGACTATCGGCTTAAGTTTTTTTCGCATTGCGGCAATAGTATTAGTCACCATTGTTGTTTTGTCAAAAATCATATCTTGATTATCAGTGCTGTCATCATTGCCGTATAGGATTTTGTCGCAGAACCCCATATCATGTGCCGAATGTGCATTCATCCATGTTTCTCCGTCCATCAAATGTGACAGTTTGCTTCGTGACAGTCCGGTCTTTATCTGATAAGCATTTATAATTGATTCCTTTACTTCGTTAAGAAAATCAATACCTTGTTCAAGTTCCGATGCCTGTCCGTAAAGCATCATTGAAGGATTATGTATCATAATCATTGATGTCGGAGACATCTCAACCATATCCCCAGCCATTGCAATTACAGATGCCGCACTTGCCGCAATGCCGTTTATTTTAACGGTAATTTTGCCGTTATGTTCTTTCAGTGCCGTATATATTTCACTTGCCGCAAAACAGTCACCGCCCGGACTGTTTATCCATACCGTAATATCACCGTCGTACCGATTAAGTTCATCACGGAACATTTTCGGTGTTACATCATCGCTGTACCAGCTTTCTTCAGCAATTACACCATTTAAAAAAAGCACATTTTCTGTGCTTTCATTTTCTTCGTCTATTTTGTTTTTAACAGTCTTGAACCTCCAAAATTTACTCATTTTCACTTTCACCCCCGCTGTTGTAATTTCCGGCATTATTTATATCAACCATATTGCCGTTACACAAATATCTGTCACCGCCAAGTTCTTTAGGTATTTTATTCATATCCTCCAATTCTCGTATATCGTTTGCACTGTACCACCCATTCTGTCTTCCGATAGCATATCCGCTCATACGGCTTTTAAAATCCCCTCGCAGAAGTCCGTCAACATTGAATTTTACGAAGTATTTCTTCTGTTCTTCTTCTGTCAGAAGCTGCTGAAATATTGTCTGCTCTATCCTCACAAGCCACGGTCGGATTGTATTTGTCACAAAATCAAGCGACTGCTGTTCTATATTGTTAAAACTTGATTTTTCCAAATCGGCAATCATATGCGGAGGAACACGAAATATTCTGCATATTTCATTCACTTGAAATTTTCTTGTTTCGAGAAACTGTGCCTCATGAGGATTTATCGAAATTGGATTGAATTTCATTCCTTCTTCCAACACTGCAACCTTGTGTGCATTTGAACTTCCGCCGTATGCGTCATTCCATGCGTCACGAACTTTTTCAGGCTCTTTCAAAACTCCCGGATGTTCCAAAACTCCGCTTGGTGTACCGCTGTTTGAGAAAAAACTTGAGCCGTATTCTTCGGCAGCAATAGAAAGTCCTATCGCATTCTTAGCCATAGCAATCGGTGAGTATCCTACCAGTCCGTCAAATCCCAGTCCGACTATATGCAGAATTTCATCTTTGCGAAATACAAATGTCCCCTGCTTATCACTGTTATATGTGTAATATATTTTTGTGTCCGCACCTCTGTCTATACGCATCTTTTCCGGCATAAGCGGATACAGCGCCGTAACCTCACCTTTACCGTTTCGGATAATCTGTGAATACGAATTCCCCCACAAAAGCAGATGTGACATCATAACCTCACGCATTATGAAACTGTTCATTTCGGGATTGGGTATATCGTGCAGAAGTCTGTACAGCGGATGCGTAAAGGCTCGCTCTTTTCCGCTGTCCGTGTATTCATAAAGATGAATCGGCAGACTTGCTACCGTTTCCGATATGATACGAACACACGCATATACTGCCGTTGTCTGCATAGCCGACCGTTCCGTCACAGATTTTCCCGACCACGTTCGCCCAAAAGGAAATGAACGTCCTCCTCCGATACTGTCACCCGTATGATTTTTAGGCTTGTCTCTTGGTTTGAATATTGATTTTATAACCCCCATATTTCCTCCCATAAAAAAAGCACCTCTAATGAGATGCTAAAAATCTATTTATTTAATTTACCCCCGAGTAATCGGGATGGAATATCACTTTTAACAATAAAACTTATCAATAATCCAACAAATGAAATAATGCTAATAATATCATTAAACATAGACACCCATCCAACTTTTTAGGCGAATTTTGTAAATCAAATCGCACGCGTTCCCCTTTTTTTATCTTTCTATTGCGTTTTTGTTTTGCTCTTCCCAATTCACATTCAACCTCATCTTAATTGTAATTATATTTTTCAATTCGCACTATTTACTTTTAAAATATATACATATTACTCACTGAACATATTACTAAAAATATCGTCACCATATTTATTATACAATTTTGCTGCTATTTCATAGCAATACTCATCATCCCTTTGTGATATTACAACTATGTTCATTATTTTTTCTTCTGACACAAGAGAATATACTACCCTAATTCCGATACCTTTATATTTTATTTTGAAAAATCCAGTCAAATTATTTCCACCTTTGTTTCCCAATGGCTTACCATAACCATGCGGAACAGGCAGAGGATTTGTTCTTACTTTTGCAATCCCCTTTAATACCTGCCCTTTCAGTGAATTATCTAATTTCGCCAAATCTTTCTTTGCTTCATTTAAGAATTTAACTTGCCACATTATTCAAACTCCACATCATCTATACCATTATATATTTCTTCTTCTGTAAAACCCAACTCAGTAATTACATCGTTAAAATCTGTGGTTTCATGACCATCGCTTATTCTTTCATTCGCAATACCAAGAAGCCTTTTCTCTTCGATTTTATCAAGTAATAGTTCCATCTTTGCCGCCTTATCTGCCATTTCACGATAATTGTCAATAGAAATAACCAACGCTGTCGGCTGATTATTTTTCAGTACAATATATTCTGCATTATTATTTTTTACGTCTTCAAATATCTGTGCAGTTTTTCCTTTACTAAAATCAGAAATAGGTATAAGTTTATCGGCAAAATTAAGAATTTGATTATTAATAGTTCCCATACTAAAAACCTCCTGACATATATAGTATTATTCTTTCTATGATTATTATACTCAATCCAAGCCAAAAAGTCAATAAATTTACCTAAATATTTTTATGTTAATTTATTTTAAAATACAATAATACCCCTACTGTCATAAACACTTCCCTGCTGTCCGCCGTTACGAACTGCTCTGTCGAGTGCCATTACTGCTGCAACCGCACCGTCTATTCGTTCGGTACTGTGTTTCTTAGAAAGTTTAATATTTTCTGCCGAATCTGTTTCTACACATACATTATCAAAATTCCATCTGAGTACAGGATGATTGTTATGTATAATCTTTTCTTTCAGAACAAGCGAGTAAAGTTCCTTGGTCGGAGGTGACATATCCTTAAAGCCTTGTCCGAACGGTATCATCGTCAATCCTTCATCCTGCAAATTAAGAATTATCTGCGTTGCATTATATCTGTCATATGCTATTTCACGCACAACGTACTTGCTTGCAATATCCTTTATGTCAGTCTCTATTCTTCGGTAGTCAACTACATTCCCCTCTGTTGTTCGTATAAATCCGTTTGCTTTCCATACATCATACGGAACGTGGTCACGTCTGACACGCTGACGAAGATTTTCTTCCGGTATCCAAAAATACGGAACAATTATATATTTTTCTGTATCGTTTCTCGGAGGAAACACCAAAACAAATGCCGTAAGGTCAAGTGTTGTTGAAAGGTCAAGACCTGCATAGCATTCCCTTCCGATAAGTGTATCAAGATTTATTACTTCATCGCACGCATCCCATTTCTCCATCTGCATCCATCGTGTTGACTGCTTAACCCACTGATTAAGTCGGAGCTGTCTGAACAGATTTTCCTCAGCCGGATTTTCCTTTGCCGACAAAAATGCGGCACGGACTTTTTCAATGTCAACCGTATGTCCGAGCGAGGGATTTGCTTTATACCAATTACGTTCATCCGTCCAGTCATCTGTATCTTCTATTCCGTATATAACAGGATAAAATGTCGGATCGATTTTTCTGCCTTCCAAAATGTCAACTGCCTTTTGGTGCTGTTCAAAACATATGCTGTTTCGGTCTGTTCCGGCAGTAGTTCAAACAATTCACGGTTCGGCTGTGAATGCAGTTCATCAAATATTACGCCGTGAACATTAAGACCGTGTTTTGTAAAAGCCTCGCTCGACAGCACTTGATAATATGAATTAGTCGGTTTATACACAAGTCTTTTTACTGACATAACAGGCTTAATTCTCTTTTTCAAAGCAGGACATTGTTCGACCATATCCACCGCCACATCAAACACAATACTTGCCTGCTGACGGTCACTTGCACAGCCGTATACTTCTGCACCCCATTCACCGTCACCGCATGTAAGATACAGCGCCACTCC